GCATTAAGATGTACTAACAGAGTACCAAGATCTAAAGTAGGATCAACCATTATTTAGTTCCCATCACTAATCTTGACCAAAATCTTTTAGAGCGACGTGTTTTTTCTTCTATGCTTAACTTCTTAGGTTTACTCTTATTACCAAACTTTAATAAAAAAGTTTTTAACCCAACCTTTTCAGGACTTTTAACCCAAGATCTACGAATCTCAGCAGCTATTTGAGCGAGATAAAAGTCTTCCCTATGAAAACTATTTATTTCTTCATTTAGGTAAATAATCCAATCAAGAAATTCGGTACTAGAAATTTCTAATTGAGCTCTTTGTACAGACATTTTAAGATGAGACGCTATTCTATGCCATTGGAATCGCTCACCATTTACTCGTTTTTTGCTTTCTCAAGAGCTTTCTTGTCCATCCCACTAAGTTCTAAAGCAGCTTTATGCAATCCTTCTACTGTAGCAGTAGGATAAGCCCCAATTACTTCTTTACTTATTTGTACACCATTTTCATCATAAAGGCACATTGATAAAAATTCTTCAGCAGGAAAAGTTTTAAAATCTTCACCAGGAACTGCTTTAGCTTCGTCACCATCCATTTGTATCTTGATCTTAAAACTTTCATTGTAAATCGATCTTTGAGCACCAGTTAATTCTTTTAATGTACATTGTCTTTCAACGCCATTAGCATCAACTAATGTTACTGGCACTTCTTTTAAACTTGTTTCAAATCTTAGACTTTCCATAGTTTCCCTTTCCAAATAAAGTTTCATTAAACTATACAGGATCCGTGAATTCTGGAGCAGTTTCTACTAAAGAAGCATTTTGGTTAGATGGGTGAATAGTAATAGTGGCTTCAGGCTGTGCCCCCTCAATTAAAGGATCTGGGATAAACGAATTTAACCACCCCCAGAATGCTAGTGTAGCACCATCAGGATAAGTTATTGTAATTAGATTATTTTCATTAACTAATTCTATTAACTGAGGCTCTATTGCTGCATCGTAAGAAACTTTTAGTGTACAATCAGTCAAAGTAATAAGTTTCTTAGGAGCAAAAGTCCTATACACTGAATTTCTCATAGTTGTAGTATCATTTGGGCCTCCCCCCTCAATACCAGGAGGAGATACTTCTTTTTCATACATCTTCAGCCCTGCACTATCTTCTGAAGCAAATTCAATTGTAGTTGAGTGTCCATCATCCATTCTTGCCATTATTATTTCCCTTCAAATTAAATTATTTTAACTGTCATTAAAAATCTACTTTTAAACAATTGTCTTTTCTTTGTTCCTGATTCAGAGCCTAAAGTCTCAATAATACCATCTCTTTTTATACTATGTATTTCATAATCTTCTCCATCTACTGTAATAGTAGTTCTAAGCATAGAATCTATATTAGTTGCTATAGCTTCCATCTTTGCCCAACCAGTATTATGTACAGTGCTTCTAATTATTAGTTCTAAACCATGATGCTGAATAACTGTGCCTAACATTAATCTACCATCTTTAACTCCTTGAGTATTATTAACAGAACCAGCATTATTTTCAACACCATCAGGAAGATAAGAAATATACAGAGGCCAAGTATTACCATCAGCAGGATCTGACATTAATCCTTGATCTCTTATATAAGCTGTTAAAATAGAAGCTGGTGAAATTAAAAGCATCAAACTACCCTACTTAAAGTAACTAAAAAATTAATTGTAAATAATTGCCTTTTCTTTGTCCCTGGTTCAGTGCCAAGTGAAATAATTGAACCAATTCTATTAACATTATGAATCAGATAGTCCTCAGAATCAACTTTAATTTCTTCTCTGTTAATTAAATCAAGATCATTTGAAATATCTTCAATTTTAGCCCACCCAGTATCGTGTGCATCTGAACGAATTTTAATTTGTATCCCATGATACTGAATAACAGACCCTTCCATTAATCTACCGTCTTTAACCCCTTGAGTATTATAAATAGCTCCGGCATTAGTTTTAACTTCATCAGGTAAATAAGAAATATATAAAGGCCAATCATCATCATCATCAGGATCTGACATAGTTTCTTCTGATCTTATATAAGCTGCTAAAATAGAAGCTGGAGATATAAGCAACTTATCTTCAGCTGTAACAACTCTGGTGAAATTAAAAAGTCCACCTGTAACAGAAGAAATAATGTTAGCAATCAAATTATATGACATTAGATTTTCACCAAAATATCTCTATACTTATTTCCTGCTGATGGAGAACGAGTTATATCTTGTTCAAGTATTACTGTTGACCCATCTTCAGCATCCATCAATTCCTGTTTAGTTCCTGTAGCATCTAATCTCCAATCACCTGCCATAAAAGCAGTTGTTATTTTCATTATCTTTTCCCACGTCCAAGTCCCACCTTCTGTAATACCTGTTATGGCTTTCATAGCAGCAGCCAATTCAGTAGCATCCATTTCTGCTGTTGGGGCTTCTTCTAGCGCTTTTTCTGTAAATTTATTACCAGCACTATCTTCTTCTATCATTTCATCCAATTTATCTGTTTCAGTTTTTATATCTGTAACATCACCTTGAATGGCATCCACTTTTCCATCAACAGCAAGAAGACTATCATTATGAGTAGCCAAATCTACTCCTGTAGCTAAAGCACTAACATCAGCTTTACAATCATCCTCATTTACTACTGTTGCTTCCTCTTGATATTCTTTGCCAGTTATGTTAACTCCATCTTGATAGTACAAAACAGAATCACCAGCTTCAATAGTCACAGCACCTGCATTAGAATACAAGTTATCATGGCCACTATCAGTAAGAGCTATAGCAGTTTGTCCATCTCGTACCGTATCATCTGGTTTTAATATCTTACAAGTTATAGTCCCTAAACTTGCAACAGGATGTGTAAGTTTTATAACTCCTTCATTAGCCATAACTTATTCCCTATTTTCAAGTAATTGCCAAGCTCTTCCAGCAACAATAACCGTACACATTAACCCTATTCTCTTTTTCAATAAAGCAATATCCTCTGCTTCTAAATCAACTAAATCTTCTTTCTGAAGCTTCATAGCCAAAAAGAATCTTTTATTTTTTTCTTTACCAGATAAATCTTTATCTATTGAAATAAGATTCATTAAGGCCACAATACAAACATCTCGAAGTAACAGTTTTTTCTTTCGAGTATGCACTGGATTTTCTTCTGGCGTTTCCTCTGAAGATATAAATTTAGGATTATCATATTTTTCCAATTCTTCAAGAGGCTCTTCTTTAAGTGATAATAATTCACTACTCATGTCAATAATCATTTTTACCCTTTCCAATTAGGTTTATTCAAAAACTTCTTCCAGTTCAATAGCGTCGCCAGCTATTTTCTGTAAGCCATATTTAGCCTCTTTATAATACTGTCCTGCCAACCATGTCTTTATGTGTTGGCCAACAGACATCCCCTCTGGCAGTGGATGCTCCCTTAGAAAACCTGGTAAGGATTTATCATACTTCTTTTGTGAAGTTGTTAATGTTACACTCAGCATATTTTTTTCTCCTATATAAGTTCCACTGTTTTTACTGTCCCGCCATCGTTGAAACAAGCGTATACTCTATTATCATCGCTATCTTTCCAAATAACCATTTCGCTTGTATCACACTGCGTCGCATCTGTCCCCGCAGCAGGTTCGTTGGCCTGGGTCAAGAATCTTGGATAGAACCCCGCAGAACCAGCGAAAGATAAATCACCGGTACTCGATATTTGGGTGTAATTCGTCGTCCCGCCGTCACCGAGATAAGTAGTACCATCTGCTGCTATTTTCACTCTATCGCTAAGGGAATTTGCCGAGTCGCCTGAACCACCTCCGGCAGCAGCGGTCTGAAAAATAATATCGCCACCCGCTCCCGTACCCGTTCCTATACCCGCCGCTATAGTAAAGTCGCCTCCAGCGTTATCTGTACCCTGTCCTCCCGTAGCGTGCAAGGTGATACCTACTGGAGTTGTGGCATATACCCCCTCACCTAAATAGGCGTGGGTAATCCCCGTCCCGTCCGAACCTAAGACTAATTGGTTAGACTCAAACGCCTTGGCATTATACCCTAACATTATTGCGTAATCGGGGTCATTAGGAAGTGACTGACCAACCAAAGTGGCATCTGTCATAGAATCGGTATAAATAGTTGTTGTATTATCTGATATTATGGTTACAAGATAGAAAACACCACTATATCCTACTTCATTTCTGTAAATCTTTCTGGCCGTGCAGGTCATTGGCCCCGAATAAGTAGGTATTCCCGATAAATCCACTTGCTGATTGCCAGAGGTGGTAGTAACTGATTTATATGCTGATAAAGCCGTTTCTTTGGTATCTAAAACATAAGATACTCGATAATAATAATTACCTATTTCCAGTTCAGTTCCTACAGCCGCTGCAGTTGTAGTAATTGCCGAAGGTACATAAAAATCAGCGGCATAACCCATCGCTGAGTTGTAATTGCCGGTGGTGTTGTAGCGGAGGGCATAATAACCCATTGCTGAGTTGTAATTGCCGGTGGTGTTGGAGTAGAGAGCCTGATAACCCATCGCTGAGTTGCGAATGCCGGTGGTGTTGTAGTTGAGGGCGGCATAACCCATCGCTGAGTTGTAATTGCCGGTGGTGTTGGAGTAGAGGGCAGACATACCCATCGCTGAGTTGTAATTGCCGGTGGTGTTGGAGTAGAGAGCCTGATAACCCATCGCTGAGTTGTAATTGCCGGTGGTGTTGGAGCGGAGGGCATAATAACCCATCGCTGAGTTGCGAATGCCGGTGGTTAAGGAAGCTCCTGCATCCTTACCTATCAGCGTATTATACAACGTATCATCAAAGTTAATCAAACCAGCTACTTGTATCGCATTGTTCGGAGTTGTTGTCTCGATGCCCACCCGATGATTAACAGGGTCTACATAAAGAGTATCGGTATCAACAGCCAATGTTTCCGATATCTTAACGTCACCGGTAACATCCAAAGTAACCGTAGGTGCTACAGCCGAACCTATTCTCACACCCGTTCCGTTAGAAGTGTCGAAAATAACATCGCCGCCGGTAGTAGCAGTCCCTCCTGTACCGCCCGCTCCTGTTGTAAATACTATATCGCCGCCATCACCGGCTGGCCCTAAACCGGCTTCTCCATCGCCGCCATCTCCAGAGGTAAATAAGATATCGGAACCTCTACCACCGCCTGCGCCATAAGTTACCTCTTTTACACTAACGTTCGTAACAGTTAGTGAGGTAGCGGCATCAGTAACTACTATAGCAAAAGTCGCAGCCCCGGTCGCACCGGTATATGTGATATCTACCGCATATTCGCTGCTGCAAACAATAGGTCCTTCGTCATCTGTACCTATTGCAACTAAAGAACTACCGCCTAAATCACAATTAGCAATATCAAAAGACACTCTATATGTTTTGTCCTGCACTACTGAAATCGACTGACTCAAAGAACTTTCTATGTCATCATCATAAACATAGTCGGACACACTCTCTCCGGCATTCCACGACCAGTCGCCGCCGAAAGTCCAACCTTCTTCGGTATCAGTAACCAACTCACTGCCAAACGTGGCTAAACCCGGCCCACCGTTTCCACCAATCGCTACTACCACATCATCAGCCGCTGTATCAACCGCACCGGTTGAGCCTGTGGCAGTTAATCTTGTCAGACTGGTAAGTGCCCCGCCAGTTAATGACGCTGTTCCATCTGTGAAAATACCATCTATTGTCAGCCCGTTGGCTGTTAGGGTATAATTTCCGATATCAATGTTATTGGCGACCGTAAGAGATGTTATCCCATCCACAGTCCCGGAATCAATATTGACATTGGTAAGGCCCTGGCTGCCCATATCCCAAGCACCAGCTAAGGCCCGTCCCCCACTGGCGAGTAGATATTGAATATGATCATCATTCTCTAGGCCAGACAACACACTATGATATAATACTTTTTCTAACATTATCTAAGCATCTTAAAAATTTCTACTCTTTTTTCTCTGATAACAGATTCTAAAAACTTTGCTCTCTTTCCTTCTTTATGTCTTGCATCTAAGTTCTCATGAACGAATACAGCATAAGCAGCTTTATACAAAACTATAACATCAGCTTTAAACCCTTTACCACCAATATTTCTTGTTTCTGCCCCACCTTTTAAATTAGAAGTATCCACAGGAACAATTTTTTGACTTTCTCTTTGAATAAATAAACCGGCAGTTAACAACCTCTTTTCAAATCCAATATCCAACTTTGAATTAGCTCTTTTAAGATTGCTAATAACATTTTTTAACCCAGTTATTTTAACAAGTTTAGCCATTATAAATAAGCTGTCTTAAGAAATTCTGTTGCCTTTAAATTTGGAAGATTATCAAATCTTTTAATCTCCCATGCCCCTATATTTTCTTTTATATTAACAGAATCAGTAATATCAGCTGTAGTGCCTAACATAAGTATCCCACCCTCAGGTGTATCTCTATCTACATAAACTATCGCATTTGACATTTGTATTTCGCCATCTGAAGCAAGAAATTCTTCATTTTTAGCTTCCCATCTACATTTAATAGGAACAGGATCTCCTACTACTTTAACACCAAATTCATTTACAGAAGAAAATGGCCAATAAATAGCGTCTTGTCTCCTCATTCTTGAAATTATACTCATGGCCTACCTAAACTTAACTAAACTTATAATTATTGCAACTAAAGTTGTTATAACTAAGCTAACAAGCCAAGAGGGACGTCTTAACAACTTATCTTTTATCTCTCTTATATCACCTCTAAGTTCTATTACAAAGTTTTTTAGACCATCAACTTCTACTTCCACTTTAGTTACTCGCTCTACTAAATCTTTATTTTCTTCGTTCATTATTGTTCCTTTAATCAGAGTCCTCAGTTCCTAACCAAGTGAACCCAACAACAGAACTAGTACCATTTTTTATATTCTCATTTAAAGCAGAAAGACCACCATAGAAATCTAAAGTCATAGCCATTTGCCCATAATGTGAAGTAGCAAACCCTAAATCAACTTTAGATTGAAATCTTTCAGATACAGGACCAGCCCTCTCCTCACTGGCTCTCATATCTCTTACAGTATAAAAATGTGCTGACAACCAAGTTTCTATTTGTAGTAACTGAGCAGCTGTATAATCGTCATCTAATTCAGTACAACACTTAGTCACTATCATATTAGCAGCTGCTATAAATGGGGTTAAACTTATTGCAGAATCTACGTCTATGATGCCTTCTACTAGTTCATCAGTTGTTCTAACAGCCATAATCAAACCTCAATAATTATATTAGGTTTTTCTTTTTTATCTACATTGCTAAATTTCTGTAACGCCCAGAATCTTATAGCAGCTTCCTTCATTGACATGCCACCTGAGATACATTCAAACCTATACAAAGAATCAACATAGTCTTTATAAATTTTAGGCAATAACCCTAATCTCATTAGTTGATAAAGGGCATCATGATGAAGACTTGCTACCTTACAATACTTATCTAAATCCCAAAATCCAAAAGATATAAACTTGGCAATTCTTTTCAATGGAATACTGGATCCATCCCAAGCATATCCTTTTTTAATATTTATTACACTGCCAACCATCGTAATATACAATGTATCAATTGCATCTGTTAATCCTATGTGATCAAAAATAAAAGTTTCATCTTCTGGTAGTCGGTACTTCCATTTTTTACCTGAGATTATTTCTATTTTCATAATAAAGATGCACCCAATTCAATTAATTCTTCAGGAATATTTGGATCTGATTTTTGATTATCCATTTGTATTGTTAAATTTTCTATGCTCTGTTCACCAAGAGCTCCATAAAACATCATCCGACATCCACTTAAACTAAGCAATATGATAATCAATATTATCCACTTCATTTTTTCTATTCTCCCAGAATTCTTTGACACCAATCTTTGGAAATACATCTAAATTACTGTTATCAGTGACATTTAATATTTCTACACCAGGAAATTTTATTAAATCTTCAGCAATCCTACTAAACCCTGTAATGAATTTATTATAAACTGCTCTATCTGGTACATCTAAAGGATTATGGTGCCAATTGGCATTTCCTTCTTTTCCAAGTTGCATATCAAAGCCTAAAAGATATATCTTTATAGCACCTAACAATAATGCTAAGTTTATAGCTACCGATCCAGTATTATAATTCCAACCAAGAGCATTGTAATGTAACCCTCTCGGTTCCCTATCCATCGTCCAAAGCCAAGGAATTTTAGTATTTATTAGCTGAGAAACATTAGTAAACAAAATTCCTTTATATTGCTCAAGTGCTTTCTCATGTTTCTTAAACCATTTTTTATCACCAAAGACACATATCTTACATATCTCATGACCATGAACATATGCATCGTTACACCCAATAGTCAAGAAAGGTTTAAGAAGATTCCAATCAAATACTTTTAAAGAATCTCCACCCCCAATTATAAACACATCTTGACCATCCCACTTTTTTTCTGGTATCCATTTAGGCATTATTCAAGTAGATTAAAACTTCATTACGAGTAAACCCAGCACCACCAATAATATCAGAGTTACCATCAACTATGTGATACATATTATCAGCTGCTTTATGAATTTTGAATTCAGTTCCTTTAGCTTCTAAAAAAGCAGTTGTAACATCTGGGCCAAGACGAGTTGTAATTGTTTTAACAGAATCTGAAGCTGGCTTGCCATCACCAGCTTCAGACCCTTTAGGATGGGGAGGAGACATCTTAGTGGGTATATTTGGCACCCTTTCTGGAGCAGGAATTCCACCTTCTTTAGAAACTTTTTTAAACTTACCACGAAATAGTGAAACTAAGTTAACATCAGTTTCAATTATGTCACCTTTCATAAACTTTTTATTATCTTGTTCGTGACTTCCACCAATTAATTCAAAAAACATAATTTCCCTTTCCAAATAAGGTTTACACTGAACCATGAACGATGCCTGTTTGACTATCCTGATCTGCACGTAACTGCGGCACAATGATCGACATGATCTTAAAGTTCTTTTGAAGACCACCCTTAGTGTCCCAAACAACAGTAACCATGTCCATACCAATAACCATTCGAACAACATCAGAAGTCATTTGAACTAAAATGATGTCATAGCCAGTAAGATAATCAAGAGTACGAACATCCTGAAGATCTCCAAGTTCTTTAAGACGATTACGAATAGTCTTATCAGAAGCTGCTTTGAAATCATCATCAATATACTGATCCCAGTTAGGTGCAACATAAAGAACCCACGGTCCATAATGAAAAGCATTTCTTGACTGCTGCATCATAGCTAAAACATCAGCTAAAAGATTAGCACCAACACTTGCCCCACCACCAACTGGAGTCGTGATAGTGCGAGTCAAACGACTTGGAAAATCGGTAAGGCCATAAATAACCCCACCACCAAATGAATACTGGTCAGCAACAGTACTAACACCGAGTGTAAGCTTCTCAGTTTCTTCAGCTACACGTCTTGCAGCTAATTCAGCTGAAGTAGTATCAAGCGGTGAACCACTATTTTGACTAGTAGCAATTTGACGAGCGGAATAAGAGAAATCTTTATGAACAATTGGAAGAGGCAGAAACCCCAATTCCCATACAGGGCGATCATTCTCATTTTCACGAAGACCATCCATACTTACACTCGCTGGACTAATATCACTCTGAGTCTCAGTCTCAAGAACTGTTTTACCAAGACCATTAGGAATATTATAAGTTAATCCAGCAGCACGAAAATCTGCTACAGCTTTTAATCTTGGTTTTGCCACTTTGACTACAGCTTCATCAAGAATTTTCCACGCATCTTTTCGTAGAGTCGCAGTCGCATTACCAATCACTTTTTCTTCGAGCTTACCTTCTGAATTCATTACACTTATACAAGTATATTTCCCACAATCACTGAGATAAGGTCGTAAAGCTAATGGATTGAAGTCATTCATTGCTAAAACATCAGCGACTTCTCCATGAGCTTGCCCATTAAACATAAAATCCATCAGTATATCCTTTCAATTTAAAATTTAATTATAATTTTTAGATGATACGAACTAAAGCAAGGCCATTTGCTACAGCACTATTTGTTAGATCCTTAGCTTCCATCGCATAGGCAATAACAACTTCATCATTAGCATCACCACTACCAACCGAAGCTGCCTCAACTAATGTTCCATCACCATTAGACATTAATTTGTCACCAATAGCAATATCTTCGCCGTCTTTGATCATAGCGTAAATAACACTGCCCTTGTTTGGAAGGATACAGGCAACCAAACTATCATCAGCGTAGATATGATCACGATTCTCACCTTGAAGAGCATCTTCCAAAGCAAACATAGCTTCTGCCTGCCCACCTTGCGTATCGTGAGGAACAACCTCACCATTTGAATCTAACATTAATAGGAACCCAGGATATATCAAAGCAGAAGCTGCTTTGTATTCCTCATATATATAAGTTCCTTTCGCATGAATACGATTTTTTGACATTATTTAACCTTTCAATTTATCATTAACTTATTTTGTTAGCCAACCATCGATGGGAGCGGCAAAGGCTCACCAGCTTTTCTATTTTGAAGAGGACCCTGACCACCCTGGCCACCATAGTTGAATCTTGGCACTTCCGGAGCCGAAGTAGAAGCATCACGAGCTAAATTAGCAATATTAGCTAATTCTTCAATATCTTTTGTATTAAGAAACTCTTCTGTAAATGTGTTCTTTTCATTTGCGATAATCTCATCAATGATTAACTTTTTCTGAGAATTTTGTACCTTCAACGCATTTTGAAGTACACCCCTAAGACCTGTTGGGACTTTTTTAGCTAAGAAATCTTCTACTGACATATTCTCAACTACCTCAGGTTCCTTAGTCTCAGGTTCCTTAGTCTCAGGTTCCTTAGTCTCAGGTTCCTTAGTCTCAGGTTCCTTAGTCTCAGGTTCTAACTTTTCCAACACATCTTCGTTCATTGCCATTAATGCTTCACGATCTGATTCTTTCCATTTCGTTTTAGCATTGGTAATGAGACCATCTACCAATTTCTTTTTTTCCATTGTTTTTTCCTTTCGAATATTACCAATAAACTTGCCATCTTTTGTACGAAACTCAGTTACTCTAACTACTTCTTCTTTTTCTCCTTCAAAATTAACAGAACTGTCGCTTATCACATAGCTCTGCTTATATAGTTTACCTGCATCCTCATATATAAAAAATGAATCAAATACTTCGTCTATCCATAGATCTTCATTATTAACTTTGAGTAAAGAGCTAAGAAGACCACGAATATTACTGTGACTCATTTCGTTTTGAATATAAGTTGCCATCTTAGAACTTATACGTGCAACAATACCATCATCATTTGCTAAGATATACTTTCTTTCTTCATCTCCTATCTTTGTAACGTCAATAACAATATTCGTATTCTCTTTATTCAAACGCAAAAATCCTGCTCCATCATCAACAGAACACGCACCCTTTAAATCAGGTAATAAAGCTAAATGATCTGGTTGAAAATTCCTGGCAGTACCATCATAGTGTTTACCATTGAACTCTCCTGCTATACCATCACTCTCTATATATAACCCCGTAGACAACTCCATCACTTTTTTATTTTCAACAGCCTCCATAATCCTATTATCAACTATATTAGCTCTCTCAATTTCAAACCATACTTCTGTTTTTAACTTATCATCTTCCCACTTAGTGTTTAGCATAACACCAATCCCACGATTAGTTATAATATCAGGATCACAAGCTGTAATGCCTACACCATTTCTTTCCGGATGATAAACAACAACAGGCTTTGAATTCCAAGCTGCTGGAAACTTTGATATCTCATCCTTAGGATAATAGATCGGTCCGCCAGAACCGTTCAAAACTCCCTCTAACATCATAACTGCAGGAGCTACAAGATAATCTCGCCCACCCATCTGATCATGTCTTGTAAGACCAGAGAAGTTAGCAGTGATTGTTTGAAAAGTTTTAGCAATATTATTTACTAACATTTTGTGGCTCCTTAACATTTTTAAACTGAATATCATTATCACCGGGATATGATTCATGGTGATCAAATTCCATTGACCAAATTTCCTCTGGTATACCATCTGGAAATGCTTTACATTTCTGAGTCCCAGATATTAATCGTTCACAAGACCAACATAGTATAAAATGTTGCATTACTCATCTTCCTCTTTTTCTAAGCCAAGACCAATTAAACTAAGTCTTCGTTCTTCAATTTCTTCTAATTGTTCTGGATCATTGACAGCAGTGATACTTTTTGTAAAAGGCATTATTGTACCTCCGCAACTTCATAAGTTATAAATCGTTTATTACCACTTATTTTTTCAATTCTTTTTATCACTTTATATTTACCACCTGAGCTCACAAGCACTTCACTTTCATCAGCATGCACACTTAGATCATCAATTAAAGCAGATCTACGTGGTGCTTTTTTCATCTTAATAATTATTCTAACTTCACTTTTCTTTCCTGCAAATTTAAGGGCAACCTTTTCATTAGTGGTAAAACTTGTTAGACTGTCAAATCCAAAAGTTTTCTTAGAATCAAATACCTTAGAAAATTTTACAAAATCTACATCACTAAGAGAATCAAATCTTAATCCCCTATAAATATCTTTATTATAAATTGGTGCATCTTCAATAATTTTTTCAATTTTACCAGCTTCTTTTAAAAATTTCTTTTCAAATGGTTTAAATTTAGTCAACTTTTTGCCAGAATAAAAATCACGTTGATTGTCAATTATCTCAAATCCTTGATTACTAGTTATTTCTTCTAATAACCCTTTTTGTTTAGTGGTTAAGCTTTCAATCCAATCCTCTTGTAAATCATCAAAGGTCTTAGAAACTTTTTTAGGTTTAACAACCTTAGTGGGTTTAACAACCTTAGTGGGTTTAATAACTTTAACTGACTTGATAGTTTTAACAGATTTAACATCTATACCACCAAGACGTAAAACTCTCCTAGAGATATCAGTCAACTTTCCAGACCTCAGCTGAACAAAGGCTTCAGCAAAGAGTTCATCTGCATTTCTTGCAGCTAATTTACTAAATTTATTTAACTTATTTCGATTCCTGTACCAATAGTCAAATATTTTACCTCGATTAACACCATTCATATTTCTATATACATGATGGCCATACTCGTGTGTTAGAACATGAATAGGATCACTTGAAACAATATTTTTTGTTTTTGCAGCTTCTTTTAAAGTTGCTCTAAGGTTTAATTTAATCTTAGAGTCATAGAACCCACCTCTAAGATTTATTGTTTTAAGTTTATCTAAAGACGATCCAGAATTAGCATAAGAGACTCTTCCAAATTTGTTTATATAAGTAGACTCTTTTACAACTGAAACTTTATCAATACTCTTAGCTACTTTTGGAAATTTTTTACTAAGATATTCCCATTCATTTATGTACCCTTGTCTTAATTCTTTATCTTTAATTAAATTGAAATTTCTAAATTTTTTATCAGCCTTTATTATACTGGCTTCAACTTTTCCACTGGCTTCAACTTTTCCAACTTTAATTTTCCCACCCTTTAAAGTGCTAACTCTACTCTTAGCAACATCCTTACCAGCCCAAGTACTTCGTCTACGAATAGCCGATGGAGTACGTTTCTTTATATTCTTACCAGCTTCTTTTTGTATTGACTTTTCTATAGCGGTATCCTTTTGGGGTCCCCACAGCTGCCCAGGCTCCCTTTTATTGAGACTAGCGGGTATCCAGCTACAACGACAATTCGGATGTCTAGGAAGCAGCCCACGAGCCTCCTCGACTGTCATCACCACACCCTCAAGTTCTCCACACTCAGCACATACCCTTTCATCACCAGCTGTGCTCCACTCAGCTATTAACCCAAGCTCTTTTACACCCAGTCTTTCAAATGCATCTAACTGCCCTTCCGCATGAGCATGAACAATTTCAGTCCTGGCAATAACCTTTGCTCTGGTATTTGTCAACTTAGTTATATTGTTCTTCATATTACGAGCAATAGTTCTAGGAGACAAACCACTCGCTAGCCCTGAAGCCAATTCTCTTGATAGTTGTTGACTCATGGCAGCAGTGACACCTTGTAATTCATTAAAAGTACGCAAAGATACTAATTCAAGTTTTGATAGAGTCTCTGAAGCTGAGAAAGTAGAAGATAAGAACTGCGCTTTAGATTGGTCAAAGACATCAGATCTAGCTGCAAAATCAATTCTGTGAGAATCAATGTAAGCTCTATTCACACCTTTTTTATAAGCTGATTCTACATACTTGTTTGTCCAAGGCTTGCCCATACCATCTACTGTCAAAACCTTATTATCAACTTCATCTTGTAGCCAAGTTCTAAAAGATGTAATCTTTTGAGGATCAGTTTGAAATCTCCATACCTGATAATCTACATTTAATTGCAATTGGTAAGCAGGTTCTAAGCCCAGAGCATCAGCTTCTACCAATGCCTGATCAATCGCTGCAGATATTGCTTTGAATCTACGAACCATATCAGCAACAAACTTGTTACGTAGAATCGTAGTTCTCGTCGGATCTATTTTTAATTGGTTAGGCATAAGCTACAATTATGTCCTCTGAGAAATGAGTACTATCAATAAATTTAATTTTATAACCTGAGTTTATTTTCATTAGCTTATCAATAATATCAGCGTCAACAAAAAAACGTCTATCATCTATCAAAATAGTATGAGTTTTAATATAATGAGAGCTAATTAAATCTAATTCATTCATTATAGGAAACGAATCTTTCTCAGGAACACGAGGCTCAGCTTCCATGCCACTCATATCATGGTGAGCATCTAACCAAAATACAGCTGGCTCAGTTAATTCTTTAAGAATCTCCTCAAGACCAACTGAACTAGTACAATTGAATAATTTTATATTGGGAAACTCAAAAAATCTTTCTACACATTGTTCATAACGTGGTTTATAAAATTCGATGCTATAAATTTTCTCAAACCCTGCTAATCTTGCAGCTTCAATACCATTTCCAAGTGCAGAGCCAGTCTCTATGAACACTTGACATTCTTGTTTGATGTCTATTAAAATTTTAGCAGTTATTGGCATTTACT